TAATAGTTGCTGGTAAAAACTTAGGCGTTGGTGAAAGTATTTTACTAGATGGTCAAGCTTCTGTTGCAATGCAAGAGCATGACGAAATACGAATACAAAACTCAGGCACTACTCATGCAGTAACTTACTTATCAACAATAGAATTAGAACCAGCACAAGCAACACAATTTCATAACTAATAGGAGATAGATATGCCAGGATACGGATACGGTAAACCAATGAAGAAAAAGAAACCAGTAAAGAAAAAGAAGTAATACCTAATAGCAAGAAAACCAAAAGGTTTAGATAATGAACTACTTAGATTTAGTTAATGACGTACTAATAAGACTTAGAGAAGACGAGGTAACTGCTACAACAGATACTCCGTACTCTAAGTTAATTAGTAAGTTTGTTAACGATGCTAAAAGAATAGTAGAAGATTCTTTTCAGTGGAACGTACTAACAGAAACATTAACAGTAACTACTGCTGACGATCTGTTTAACTATGTTCTTACTGGTTCTGGTCAACGATTTAGGGTTATGGATGTAGTTCACTCTGAGGACGATATCTTCTTACAGCCTGTTACATCTAGCGTTATGACTAACTATCTTCTAAATGCTAGTGTAACTAAAGGTTCTCCAACGCACTACAACTTTAATGGTGTTAGTAACGGAGACACACAGGTTGATTTGTATCCAGTACCTGACGGTGTTTACAACATTTACTTTAACATATTTAAACCACAGGTAGCACTGAGTGCAGGAGCAGACGAGTTACTTGTTCCTTCTGAACCTGTAATTAAATATGCTTACGCACAGGCTGTAGCAGAACGAGGTGAAGACGGTGGACTAGCAGCACAAGAAGCTACTGCACTAGCTGATATATCTTTAGCAGATCACATAGCTATGGCAGCACACCGACAGAATGACGAATACGTCTGGCATCAAGTCTAATGGCTGGTCGATTACAATCATCAACAATATCAGCACCAGGCTTTTTAGGTGTTAACACACAAGAAAGCAGTGTTGATCTTGCATCAGGATATGCACTAGAAGCATACAACTGTGTCATAGATAAGTTTGGTCGTATAGGTGCTAGACGAGGCTGGCAGAAAGTAAACAGTTCTACTAACTCTGATCTAGTAGCAAACGACATTGAGTTTATTTATAACATACCTGAGACAGATGTAACACTATGCGCAGGTAATAATTTAATACTGTCAAGAGCTAGTGGTGCAAGTACATTAGTTACTGAAGTAAACACAACAGTAGCTGATGCAGCAGGAACAGGTACAACAGCATACAGCATCACAGGTAATGACTGGATGGGTGCTAGTATTGTTTTTGGTGAAGGACCGGATGTTAGTCCTCATGCTTACTTAGCACAAGCAGGACACTTACCGTTAGTCTATCACAAACTAGGAGCTAGTCATGCACACACAGGTGCTTATGGTTTTAACTTACTTAGCGATGCTGGCTCAGTACCTACCACCTACGCTTCTCCTAGTGATTTTAAGCCTAATGTAGTTATAGGTGCTTACGGTAGAACATGGTGGGCAGACATTGTTAATGATGAACAAACACTTTACTTTAGTGCGTTACTAGACGGTACTAACCTAGCAACAGGTGACTCAGGTTACTTGTCATTGATTGATGTGTTTCCTAACGGAGACGAGATAGTAGGACTAGCAGCACACAACGGTTTCTTAATTATATTTGGTAGAAGAAACATTGCTGTCTACGCTAACCCTATTGATGTTACTCGATTAGAGTTAGTAGATCTAGTAGCTAACGTAGGATGTATTGCTAGAGATAGTATTGTCAACACAGGTACGGATGTTATGTTTTTGTCTGACACAGGCGTAAGAAGTATTGCTCGTGTTATTCAAGAAAAGTCAGCACCTATTAATGACATATCGTTTAATGTTAGAGATGAGTTAGTTGCATTTGCAGAAGCAGAAACTAATAAGATAAAGATTAAAGCAGCTTACTATCCTAAAGATGCTTTTTATATTTTAACACTACCAACATCTAAGTATGTATTTTGTTTTGATCTACGAGGTAGATTACAGAATGGTGCAGCAAGGGTTTCTATCTGGGATAGCATTGAACCCACCGCCTTACATATCACTTATACAGGTGATCTTCTTCTAGGTAAAGCAGGATACTTAGGTAAGTACTTTGGATTCTTAGATGATACAGCTATTTATAGATTACGTTACTACACTAACTACTTTGACTTAGGTAACCCAACAACTATGAAGTTCTTAAAGAAAGGTAACTTTGTAGTAGTAGGTGGGGTTGGACAAAACGTAGCGTTAAAGTATGGTTTTGATTACATTAACTCATATCGATCAATAACCAAACAACTGCGTACTGGTTCTGTTTATGAATACAACATTGGTGAGTACGCTATTGCAGAGTTTTCTAGTGGTTTAGTATTAGACGAAGTTAACAGTAATTTAGGTGGCTCAGGTTCTATTATGCAATTAGGGTTTGAAGCAGATATTAATTCTGCACCTTTGTCAATACAAAAGATAGATATTTATGTTAAAGCAGGTAAAACAATTTAAGGACAAGTATGAGTGATTATACAAAAGCAACTAACTTCACGTTAAAAGATGGATTAACTACAGGTGATCCTCAGAAGATTATTAAAGGTTCTGAGATAGATGCAGAGTATAACGCTATTGCGTCTGCTGTTACATCTAAGTCTGATTTAAATAGTCCTACGTTTACTGGGACACCATCAGCACCTACAGCTACAGCAGGTACATCTAGTACACAAATAGCTACTACAGCTTTTGTTACTACAGGAATTACTACTGCTACAGGAAATCTTGGAACAATGTCTACACAAGACGCTGACTCAGTAGCTATAACAGGAGGTACTCTTACAGGAACTACAGTCAATAGCGTTACTGTAGGTACTAATGGATCAGGAACAAGAACTGTATCTACATTAGCTCCTTCAGGTGGTTCAAACGGTGACATCTGGTATAGATACTCATGACTTTACACGTTAACAACTCAGGTACTTTTATAGAACCTGATGAAGTTTTTGTTAAGGATGGAGGAATTTGGAGAGCCATCACAGAGACTTATGTTAATGATAACGGAACATGGAGAAAGATTTTTCCTGAATCTGGTACTCAAACTTTTAGTACAGCAGGTACTTATTCATTTGTAGTGCCTCAAGGTATTTATAGTTTAAGTATGCCTATAATGTCTGGTGGAGGTGGAGGTGGTGCAACAGGTTATCACAGTGGTGACTGTCACTCAGGTTTTGCAGGTAGTGCTGGAGCAGCTTACACATCATCAGACAATATAGCAATATCAGTGACACCTGGAGAAACACTTACAGTTATTGTAGGCGCAGGTGGAGCAGGAGGTTGTTGTTGGGCTTTTCAAGCACCTCAAGTTTGTGGTGTTACTGGTAGCACAACATATGTTAAACGTGGAGCTACTACTTTGTATTCACGATCAGGCGGTTCTAGAGGTTGTGGTTTTTATGATACTGGTACTGATTTTACTTCTCCTGGTGGAACTAATGGTACTGGTTATGGTACAGGAGGTACTGGCGGTAGTTGTACAGGAAACGGTGGAGCAGGTGTAGCAGGAGCAGTTCAGTTCTCATGGTCATAATTCCAACAGCAACTCCTAAAGAGTTAGAAGAAAAGCGTAAAGAAATCTGTAACAACTGTGAAAAGAATAAGATAGGTATTTGTACTAAGTGTGGTTGTGTTATTAAATTTAAAGTTAAATTTGAACAGAATACTTGTCCGTTAAATAAATGGTAACACTTTAGTGACAGAACAGGATATCAAAAGGTATTTAGAAAAGTCAAAAGACAAAGACATACAGACTGATAATCTAATAGAGAACGAACACGGTTTTATGTCTTGGACAACGTGGGAAGATTATTTAGTAGCTATTCAAGTTTATGGTGATGGTAATTATTGGAATCAACAGTTAGATAATTTAGCTAAAGAATTGGGATATGAAAAGATTATGATGGCTACTAAAAGAAATTACAAAGGTTTTGAAAGAAAGTTTGGGTTTAAACTAACAGGGTATGTATTAGAGAGAAGGGTACAATAATGGGATCAGTTGTTAAAAGTGCAGTAGGAGCTTTAGGAGGTGCTGGTCCTGCTGCTATGATAGGCGGTCAAGTAATTGGTGGACTTTTAGGAAGTAGAGGAGCCAAGTCTCAAGCTGCAGCAATGAATCAACAAGCAGCAGCACAGATGGAAGCTGCTCGGATAGCTGCTGAAGAAGCTCGATTTAGACCAGTAGGTATTACTACTCGGTTTGGTTCTGCTACGCCACAGTTTACTGGTGGTCGATTAAGTGGTTATGATTACCAGGCTTCTCCTGAACTATCAGCCCTACAAGATCAGCTAAGTAGAATATACGGTTCTAGTCTTGGACAAGCTGAACAAGCTGCTGCATTTCAACCACAGTTTGAACAGGCTGCTCAAGGTTTGTTTGCTTTAGGTCAAGCTGAGTTACCACAAAGCAGAGAACAGATTATGGCAGAGCAACAGGCTCTGTTACGTCCTTATGATATTGAAGAAGAACAACGCTTAGCTGCTGGTGTGTTTGGTCGTGGACGAGGAGGGCTGAGTGTTGGTACTGGTGGACAACCAGAACTACAGGCACTGGCTGAAGCTCGTAGACGTAGAGACTTACAGTTGTCTGCTAACGTAAACCAAGAGTTTATGAACAGAGCGCAACAAGCTGCTGGTTTATTCGGTACTGGTGCAGGTCTACTAGGTCAGGGTTATCAGACACAACAAGCTGCGTTAGCTCCTTTCCAGAGTACGTTCCAAACACAACAAGCTCTGGAAGAAGAAGCTAGAAGACCTATGGACATCGGTTCAGCGTTAGGTGCTAAGACATCTACTGCTGGAGCAACAGCAGGTCAGATGATGATGGGCGGTCAACAAGCTGCAGGTGCTCTACAGCAACAAGCTGCATCAGCTAAAGCTGCACAGTTAGCAGGTATGGGTCAAGGTATTGCTGGTCTAGGTCAGCAGTACTACCAGCAGCAACAATATAATGATTGGTTAAATAGAGCTTATCCTAGAACTCCTGCTCCTATTGAAAGTAGAACAGTAGGAGGAACAACAATTCAACAAAATACAATACCTATTTGGGGTGGTTAATAATGGCTAATTCAATCGCATCTTTATTTGGTCCTACTGCTGAAGAAATTGTTTACGCAAAGCAACAACAGGACATGGCAAGAAGACAGGCAGCAGAGCAGCAAGGTATGGCTATGCAGTCTAGTCCTTTAGCACAACAGTTCTATCAATCTGGTCTGAACATAACTAAAGGTCTTGGTGCTTTATTTGGTGACGCTCCAATGCAAGATCCTAGATTAGCTCAGTCTATTAAAATTAGACAAATACTAGGTGATGCTGATGTTAGTGATTTAACTGACCCTACAAAAGTATCTGCATTATCTACTAAGTTTGGAGAAGCTGGTTTAGCTAAAGAAGCTCTTTACTTTGCTGATCGTGCTAAAGATTTAACAACTCAACAAATAGCATTAGATAAATTAAATATATTAACACCTGTAAGATATGTAACTAAAAACGGTAGACCAGTAAGTAAAGATGGTTACGGTGTTTATTATACTTCTGATGATAAAAAACCTATAGATGTAGGTGACATTATACCCGATACTATTTATCAAGCAGAAAAGAAACCTGCAAAGTCAGCTTCTGGTCCTGAACAAACACAAGCAATAAAGTTTTTACAAGAAAGAACTAATTTAGGTAAATCAGACGCAGGTAACGCAGGTATAACATTAGCTAACATAGCAAAAAATATGGAGAACGTAGAAGACTTTAATAAAGCTATGGATCAAGCATTTCAACAACTGCAAGCCGAAGGTAAAATCAGTAAAGGAAAAAGTTTTATTGGCACTGAAGATTGGGAATGGAATCCTACAGGTTTAGAAACTCCAACTTCCTCTAACGATAGCTGGAAACTATTATAATGGCTGTATACAATGTTCAAGCGCCTGACGGTAAAGTATTACAAATACAAGGACCAGAAGGAGCAACACAAGAAGAAGTCATAGCTAAAGCTAAAGAGTTATATACTCCAGGTAAAGCTGAAGAACCTTCTACGCTTCGTAAATTAGAGTACGGTTTTGCGTCTGGTCGTACAGATATAGGTAATTTAGGTGTGATTTATTAGAAAGCTATATACCTACTGGTAGATTCTTCAATCCTACTGAAACGTATGGTAAAGAGTTTATGCAGATGGAACCTGAACAACGTAGAGAATTCTTAGTCAAACGTAGAGAAGCTATGATTGAAAAAGAATACGCTGATGTTATAGCTGCTAATGAACAAGATTCTTTGTCGGCTAAGATAGGAAACTTTGGCGGTTCTATTTTTTCACCTACAACACTAATACCTGTTGGTCAAAGTTATAAGGCAGTAGCTGCTACATCTGCGTTGCTGGGGGCTGAATACGATGTATTAGATCAGTTCATGAAGACGGGTAAAGTTGATCCTAAACAAACAGCCACAGTCGCAGGTTTATCTGGAGTTGGAGGTACAGCTACAATCTTTGCTGGTAGACAAGCTAAAAATGTTTACAGTAAATTAAAAAACAAAAGGAAAATATCTAAACTTCCTGATATAAAAGCTGCTGACGCTAGAGCAGATATTATTAATGAAG